GGCTACGTCACGGTGTTCGACCCCAGCGCGGACCTCTGGCCGTTGCAGGCCGCCTCGCCAGTCAGCCCGGACGATCCGGACGGTCCGGACAGCCCCGCCAGTGCAGCCCAAGCCACCGCCGTGGACACGTCCGCCTCGCCGGCGTCTGCGCTGCCGCCTGGCACACCCATCACGCTGCCGAATGACGACTTCCTCGACGTCATGTTCGGCGCTGACCTGGCCAACGCTTTCGTCTGCTCGCACACCGTGCCGCCCGACACCAAAGACGAGCGCCAGCGCAAGGCGATGTGGGTGGGGGGACCAGTGCGCCATGCCCGTGGCCTGTACCAACTGCCGCAGCGCCAGAACTACACCTGCGTCTCCTCCTTCCATCTGGACGCTGACGGCGCGTACCGGCGCCAGCAGGAGCACTTTGCCGCGCTGCACTTCATCGTCCTGGACGATGTCGGCACCAAGGTGACGGTGGATCCACGCACCCTTGGCTTGGGTGAGCCCACCCTGATCAACGAGACCTCGCCCGGCAATCAGCAATGGCTGTACCGGCTGCAAGAGCCGCTGCGCGACTTCGCGCAGGCGAGCTACCTCATGAAGGAGGTGCTGGCCAAGCCCGTGCAAGGCCACCTCTTGACCGACCAAGGCTCGCGCGGCCTGACGCGCCTGTGCAAGCTGCCGCTGGGTATGAACCTCAAGCAAGCGCTGGGGCAGCCATGGACCAATCGCACGTTGAGCTGGCGCCCCGAGCTCGCCTACAAAGCGCAGGAGATCGCGCACTGGTTCGGCGCCGATCTGGCGCGTGCGCCGGCGTTGCGCGCGCCAGTGGCCGCGAGTTCGCCTGAGGCGGCAGAACATCCGCTCTTCCAGGCACTTCTGGCGCAGGGGCTGCTCAAGACCCAGAGCGCCAAAAGCTCGGGGTGGTGGGACATCCGCTGTCCGCAGGTCCACCTGCACACCAACGCTGACGACTCCGGCAGCGCAGTCAAGGTCATGGAGGACGGCACCTGGACCTTCTCCTGCCAACATGGCCACTGCGCCGATTTGAAGCCGCGCGAGCTGTACCGTGTCCTGGCCGAAGCCGGCCATGACCTGACGCCACCGCAATACAGCCACAAGGTGCGCCGCCTGGATCCGACCCGCCTGGAGTTTGATGCCGGCGAGGTCGACGAATTCGCCTTCATGACACCCGACGACGGCGGCGCTGGGGACGAGGTGGACTATCCCGACCCGGAGCTTGATGGCGCGGCCCCTGCCCCGCCTGGCGCCGCAGGGGCTGCTGGCGGCTCGGGCTCGGGGCCCGGCAAGCCGGTGATCTTCATCGATCCCGGGTTGCTGCCGAGCATCGTGCGCCAGTGCGCCGACCTGCTGGACGAGGATGTCTTCAAGCGCGGGCCGCACCTGGTGCGCATTGGCCGGGGCAGCGAACTCAGCGACGGCCTGCAGCGCAGCAGCATGCAGCCGGTGGTGATGGGGGTGACGCGCCAGTGGCTGGTGCGCGAGTTGACGCAGCGCGCCACCTTCAAGCGCTGGGACAAGCGCACCAACGACTACAAGGTCGTCGATTGCCCGGGCAACATCGCCGCCACGGTCGAGACCGGCACCGACGACGACACATTCCGGCCCCTGACCGCCATGGCCAGCACGCCCTTCCTGCGCGCCGATGGTGAGATCTGCGCCACGCCTGGGTACGACGCCGCCACCGGCATCTATTACGCCCCCAATCTGAACTTTCCGCCCATCCTGGAGCGGCCGACCTGGGCACAAGCCCGAGCCGCGCTGGATGAATTGCTGGAACTGGTGAAGGACTTCCCGTTCGCCAACGAGGTGTCGCGCTCGGTCTTCGTGGCCGATGTCCTGACGGCGCTGGCCCGGCCGACGCTGCCGAAGTCGCCGGCGGTCCTGTACTGCGCCACCATGGCCGGCACGGGCAAGACGCTCATGGCCACCATTGCCAACCTCATCACCTATGGCCACGCCACCCTGCACCCCTGGCCGCACGGCAACGAGGAGGAACTCAAGAAGGTTTTCACCTCGATCCTGCTGGCCGGCGACCCGGTGGTGGTGTTCGACAACGTGCCCAACGGCGCGGTCATCAAGAGCGCAGCGCTGTCGCAGTTCGTGACCTCGGACGACTACGCCGACCGCAAGCTGGGCGAATCCGAGCGCGTGCGCTTCAAGAACCGCACCCGTGTCGTGCTCACCGGCAACAACGTCACCCTGGCCAGCGACAACGCGCGCCGCACCCTGGTGTGCGATCTGCAGTTGCAGGTGGAGTCGGCGCGCGACCGCCAGGTCGAGTTTGATATCCCCGACCTGACCTCGCACATTAAGCAGCGCCGGGCGTCACTGATCGTGGCCGGACTGACGGTGCTGCGCGCCTACGCGATCCAGCCCCAGCCGCTGCGCCTGGCGCCGCTCGAATCGTTTGAGGACTGGTCGTGGCGCGTGCGCGATGCGCTCGTCTGGCTCGGCCTGGAGGATCCGGTGGCCGCCGTGCAGTTCGACAACGACGGCACGGGCGAGATCGCCCAGGCCTTCGTCGAGATCCAAGCCGTGGCCACAGCGCGGCGCCAGGGCAGCAACGGGCAGCCCGCGCAGTTTCGTGCCAACGACCTGGTGAATTGGGCCGCCAGCAACCACGCGCTGCGCGACGCCCTGGAACTGGCCGGCTGCACCGATCCGGGCTCCAGCGCCAAGCTGGGTTACTGGCTGCGCTCGCTGAAGAACCGCCTGGCCGGGGGTTTGCGGCTCATCAGCACGACGGTGCGCGGTGGCCGCCAGCCCAACCGCTGGTCCTTGGAGCCCCATGGTGCCGGAGATGCGACATGAGCCGCCACGGTTTGGGCTCTGCAGGTGGGGGGATGGGGGTAATAAAGGGGGATGTTCCAGCTCTCAGCGCGGGAATTGCCAGGTGCCATTTCTTATACGGGGGGCTGGAACATGCCCCCAAATCCCCCGTATCCCCCCTGGTGGCGTCAGGAGCGGGCCAATGAGCCGGATGCAGCGGCGCAAGGGTCAGGTCGGCGAGCGCGAGGCCGCCGCGCTCATCGCGGAGCACACCGGCTGGGCCGCCCGGCGCCGGGTGCGCAATGCCGCCGGCGACAGCGATTTGGTGGATGTGCCGGGCTGGGCCATTGAGGTCAAGCGCCACCGCGTGGCCACGGCGGGCGTGATTGCGGGCTGGTGGCAGCAGGCAGCGCAGCAAGCCGACGGCCAGTGGCCGTTGCTGCTGTACCGGCTGGATCGCAGCGCCTGGCGCGCGGTCTGGCCGCTGGCGGTGAGCTTGCGCGCACCACTCACCGGACCCTGGCAGGACTACGAATGGACGGTGGAGGGCAGCGTGGCCGCCTGGGCCGCCCTGGCGCGCGGACTGGTGCACGAACTGGCATTGGACAAAGCAGCGGAGGACCCAGACCAATGAGAGAAAACTTTGCCGCGGACATTCCGCTGGATCTGCGTGAGGCGGACGAACTGTTGACCCGCTACGGCCAGTGGGCCCGGGATCGCATGCACCGCCGGCGCTGTGGCAGTGCGGAGGGCCGCTACCGCGCCCCGGCCAATGATGATGACCGGCAGCCACGCGAGGTGCTGCAGCCCGACTTCGAGGCCCTGCGCTGCCAGCGTGCCTTGGCGCGGGTGCCAGAGCTGGAGCGGGTCGTGCTGGCGGTGCTGTACGTGCCCCAGCGCATCCCAGTGGAAGTCCGTTTGCGCTGGTTGCGCATCCCGCCGCGCCTGTGCCGGGAACGGCACCTGCGCGGGCTGCGGATGTTCAGAACGCAGATTGCGTTGGCACAACTCTGAACTGGCACGGCAGTCAGCAGAGGCCCCAAGGGTTTGCATACTCGCCCGACCTCCACGACGGCGCTCACAGGCCAAGCACCTTGACTCTTACAAACGCTCAGATCGGACGCTGTGGTGAGTTGCTGGTGCAACTGCGGCTGTTGCAGCGCGGCATCGAGTCGGCGCCGACATGCACCGACACGGGGATCGACCTCGTTGCCTATGCCTCGTACCGCAAGGCTGCCAAGACGATCCAGGTGAAGGCCAACCTGCAGCCCAAGCCTGGAGGCGGCCGCGGCAAGGCGGCACTGGGCTGGTGGGTGCCTGATGACAACCCGGCAGAACTGGTTGCCTTCGTAGATCTGTCCACGGAACGGATCTGGCTCCTCACCGCCGAAGATGTCGCGCGCTTGGCGCAGCAACATTCAGGCGGGCGGCACCATCTCTACATGTACACGGAGCCTGCAACGCGTCCGGGTGACCCTGAACGCCCTTCGCATGTGCATGACTTTGAGTGCCACTTGCTGGAAAACCGTGCCCAAGAACTGCTGGGTCCATAGGACTTGCGGTCCACTCGATCAAGGGCATTGACTTTGACCAAAAGATCTGACAGGATGCAGCTTACCTGATGACGTATCAGTGCTGCGGTTGCCGATTGGCAGGCCGCTGCGTCCTCAAGAGTCAAGCCCGCGACAGCGATGTCAGCGGGCTTTTTTTCGTCCATGCGCCCAGCCAGTCAACCGTTGCGCTTACGCGGGCTGCGCTGGATGCGGCTTCGGCAGCAGGTCCTGCAATCGGAGCCACGCTGCGTGGCTTGCTTGAAGGCGGGCCGGGTACGCGCAGCTACCGAGGTTGACCACATCGTGCCGCTGCACCGCGGCGGTGATGACGATCTACAGAACCTGCAGCCGCTGTGCCATGACTGCCACGCCACCAAGAGTGCTGCCGAGCGTGGCGCCCGGCGGCGAGGGACGACAGGACTGGACGGCTGGCCGCTGACTTGAGGGGCGTAGGGGGTGTCTATCTCTACAACGACAGCGCAATAAACCGCGCGCCTTCACTTCAAACCATAAACCGCGACTTTTCGGGTCGTGCGTGCGCGCGAGCGCACGTCGACCCAAGGATTCCCATGACCACCAAACGCGGTCGCCGCTCGGTCGGCGACCTTCTGACCGTCGTACCCGTCACAGGCCAACGCCTGGACGCCCCGGACTCACTCAGCGCCGAGCAGGTGACCGAGTGGAAGAGCATCGTCGACTCGCTGCCCGCGGACTACTTCCGCCCCGGCGATGTGCCGCTGCTGTCGGCCTACTGCGTGGCCACGAGCCTGTACAAGCGCGCCGCCGCCGACATGCAGGCGCGCGGCATGACGCTCTTCGATGACAAGGGCCGTGAGGTGGTCAATCCGGTGCACCAGATCCTGACCAGCCAGGCCAGCGCCATGGCCCAGATGGCGATCAAACTGCGGCTGTGCCCGAGTGCGCGCTACTCGGAGAAGCAGGCCGCCACCAAGACGGGCGACGCCGCCAAACCGGCACGCCCCTGGGAGACCGGGACTTGAAGCCTGTCAGCCGCGGGGAGCGCAACATCGGCTGGATCGAGCAGCACTGCCGCATCCCGGAGGGCAAGTTCGTCGGCCGTCCGGTGCGCCTGTGTGGCTTCCAGCGCGAGATCATCCGCGGCATCTACGACAGCCCCACGCGCCGGGCCATCATCAGCTTCGGGCGCAAGAACGCCAAGACCACGCTGTCAGCCTTCCTGCTGCTGCTGCATCTGTGCGGGCCGGAGGCGCGTGCCAACAGCCAACTCTTCAGCGCCGCCCAGTCGCGTGACCAGGCGGCAATCCTGTTCGCCCTGGCCAGCAAGATGGTGCGCATGTCGCCCGACCTGACGCAATTCGTCACGGTGCGCGACACCGCCAAGCAGTTGTACTGCGAGGAACTGGGCACGCTGTACCGAGCGCTGAGCGCGGATGCCTCCACCGCCTACGGTCTGTCGCCGGTGTTCGTGGTGCATGACGAACTTGGCCAGGTCAAGGGGCCACGTAGCGAGCTGTTCGAAGCCCTGGAGACGGCCTCGGCCGCGCAGGAGGCGCCACTGTCCATCGTCATCAGCACCCAGGCTGCCACGGACGCCGACCTGCTGTCGGTGTTGATCGACGACGCCTTGACGCGTGCCGATGCCACGCAAAAGGTCTGGCTCTACACGGCCCCACTCAACCTGGACCCGTTCAGCGAAGAGGCCATCCGCGCCGCCAACCCCGCCTACGACGAGTTCATGAACCCCGAGGAGGTCAAGCAGCAGGCCCGGGATGCGCAGCGCATCCCCAGCCGCGAGGCGGCATACCGCAACCTGGTGATCAACCAGCGGGTGGAGGCGCATTCGCCCTTCATCGCCCGCCAGGTATGGACCGACAACGGTGCGGTGCCCGCCGACTGGGAAGGCCGGGAGGTGTACGCGGGGCTGGACCTGTCCAGCGTGGCCGACCTGACGGCCTTGGTCCTGGTGTCGCAGCGAGACGGTGCCTGGGACGTGCACCCGACCTTCTGGCTGCCTGGCACCGGCCTGGCGGAGAAGTCGCGCGCTGACCGCGTGCCCTACGACCAGTGGGCACGTAGCGGGCATCTGCAGACCACGCCTGGCGCCTCGATCGAGTACGAATTCGTCGCCGAGCACCTGCGCGCCGTGTTCGACCGCTGCGAGGTCAAGGCGCTCGCCTTTGACCGCTACAACATGCGCTTTCTGAAGCCTTGGCTGGAGCGGGTGGGCTTCACCGAGGACGAGTTGCTGAAGTTTGTCGAGTTCGGCCAAGGATTTGTGAGCATGTCGCCGGCGCTGCGCGAGCTGGAGTCGCTGCTGCTGAGCCGCAAGCTGCGCCACGGCGAGCACCCGGTGCTGACCATGTGCGCGGCGAATGCCGTGACCATCAGTGATCCCGCGGGCAACCGCAAGCTCAACAAGAAGCGCGCCATCGGCCGCATCGACGGCATGGTGGCGCTGACCATGGCCGTGGGTGTCGTGCCGGCGGGTGCAGACGACGACGCGCTGGGCAGCGACTACGAACTGCTGGTCGTCTGAAGAAGAACCGCTCCACCATGAACCTGCACGTCTACAACGCGGCGCTGCTCCTGGGCTGGCTGCTGGTCCTGGTGGGTGGGGTGCTGCTGCATCCGGCCGCTGGCCTGGTGGCCGCCGGCTTACTGCTGTTGGTCCTGGTCTTCCTCACGGTGCGCCTGGGTGGCGTGTACGCCCCCGACAAGGACCGGGGTTGATGCTGCTGAGTCGCTGGTTCGGATCAAGCGGCCGCGGCATTCGGGCCGACAGTTACGACCGGTCGGTCTATGGGCAGTTCTGGTTCGAGCCGGTGGGCCTGCGCTCGCTCACGGGTCAGCGTGTCACGCCGGCGGCCGCCCTGACGCTGCCCACCGTGTTTGCCTGTGTGCGGGTGCTGGCAGAGAGCTTCTCAGTCATGCCCTTCGTGCTGTACCGCCAGGGCAGCCCGAGAACCAAGGTGGTCGCCCATTGGTTGCACCGCCTGTTCACCCGGTCGCCCAACCGCTACCAGACGCCGTTCGAGTGGCGCCTGATGCTGATGGGCCACCTGGCGCTGCGCGGCAATGCCTACTGCCAGATCACCGCCAACGGCCGGGGTGAGATCACCGAGCTGCTGCCCTTGCACCCGGACAGGATGCAGATCGAGTTGCTGCCCGACGGCAACTACCGTTACAAGTACAACGCCCTGGACGGGCAGACGATCCGCTATGCCCGCCAAGACGTCTGGCACCTGCGCGGGCTGAGCAGTGACGGCGTCGTGGGCATGAGTCCGATCGACCTGGCTCGCGAGGCCATCGGCGAAGGCTTGGCGATGCAGAGCTACTCGGCCCGCTTCTTCGCCAACGACACCCGCCCAGGCGGCTGGGTGGAGTACCCGGGCAGTTTTGCGGACAAGGCCGCCCGCCAGGTGTTCAAGGAGTCCTGGCAGGAGAGCTACGGCGGGCCCAACGTGCGCAAGGTGGCGGTGCTGGAAAAGGGGATGAAGTATCACGAGCTGGCGCTGAACAACTCGGACGCCCAGTTCATCGAGGCGCGTGGCTACAAGGTGCCGGAGATCTGCCGGCTCTTCCGGGTGCCGCCGCACAAGGTGGCCGATCTCTCCAGAGCCACCTTCAGCAACATCGAGAGCCAGAGCATCGAGTTCTGGACCGACACGATGCTGCCCTGGGCCGAGTGTTGGGAGTCGAGCATTGAGTGCTTCCTGCTGGGGGAGGACACCGATCTGGAAGTCGAGTTCGACATGCGCCGCCTGATGCGCGGCGACTCGGCCAGCCGCACGGCGTACTACCAGGGCGGCATCCAGTCGGGCTGGCTCACGCGCAACGAGGCGCGCGAGGCGGAAGGGTACGACCCGCTGGACGGCTTGGACGAGCCGCTGACCCCGCTGAACATGGTCGAAGGTGGCCGAAGTGAGGCCGCGGATGATGAGGACGACGAGGAAGCCGAAGGCGGCGGGACAGGCACTGAGGATGAGAGCGACGGCCAGCCGCGGCTGCGCGCAACCCCAGCACTTTCTGATGACCGTTTCCGGCTGCACGCCATCCTCACTGCCGGTGCGGAGCGCCTCGCACGCCGCGCTGCCGCGGCCTTGGCTAGGAAGCCGCCTGATCAAGTGTTCGACGACGGCTTCGCCGACCTGATGGCCGAAGCGCTGGGCATGGACGCCGGCCTTGCCCGGCAGACCTGCTCCGAACTGGCGCACGCGGCCGATGGACGGGCCCTGACCGAAGAGCAGATCGCGCTGGCCCTGATGGTCGGCGCGACCTACACGCATTCCCCCCAAGGAGGGCGCAATGAAAGGTGAGTTCCTGATTGCCGACCTGCTGGCCACGCCCTGGGCGCTGCGTCGGGAAGTGCTGGCCAGCCACATGCAAATCCTCTCGCGCTGGTTCGATCGCAGCGGTGCGGCGCCGCCAGCACTCTGCATAGCCGATGCTGACCGCCCCAATGCGTTTGAAGCACGGCGCCGCGAGTCGAACGCCCGAGTCGGCGCCGTCGGCGGCGGTGGCATCGCCGTCATCCCCGTTGTGGGCACCATCACCCAGCGCGCTGGGATGATGACCGAATGGTGCGGCGGCACCAGCACGCAGCAGATCAGCGCCGCCTTGGCCGAGGCACTGCGCGATGACGCCATCGGCCAGATCCTGATGGAGTTCGACACCCCTGGCGGGTCGGTCTTTGGGGTGGCTGAGCTGTGCGACGAGATCCGCGACGCCAATCAGACCAAGCCCGTCATCGGGCTGGCCAACAGCCTGAGCGCCAGCGCCGGCTACTGGATGATGAGCCAGTGCGCCGAGGCCTACGTCACCCCAGGCGGCGAAGTGGGCTCGATCGGCGTGTGGATGGCTCACGAGGACTGGTCCAAAGCCCTGGCGGAATCGGGAGTGGTGACCACCATGGTCTCGGCCGGCAAGTTCAAGGTCGAGGGCAACCCCTACGAGCCGCTGGACGACGAAGCCCGCGCCTTCATGCAGTCGCGCGTGGACGACTACTACGGCGCGTTCGTCAAGGCCGTGGCCCGCGGGCGTGGCGTGGGTGTGCAGCAGGTACGTGACGGCATGGGTCAAGGCCGGGTGCTGGGCGCCGAGCAGGCCAAGGCCAGCGGCATGGTCGATGACATCCTGCCGCTGGTCGAGGTGGTGCGCCGCATGCAGCGCAATGCGCGATCGGCCACTACCCGCAACACCACTCAACGGGGTCGCAGCGCCCTGGCTGCTGCCCGCAACGAGCTCGAAATCTTGGGCTGAGCACGGCCCGATCGCCCGGCGTCCATAGACGCCTCGGCGCAGGCTCCTTCGGGCCGATGTGCATCGTCTGACCTGCCTTGTGCGGGTCAATTTCCTTCTGCGCCCGCCTTGCGCGGGTCGTTTTCCTTCTGCGTCCGCCTGCAGCCCCTGGCTGCGGCGATGCGCTGCCCCGTTCCCATTTCCATTTGGAGCACCCCATGTCCGCAAGACTTCGCAATCTGCAGTCGCAAAAGGCTGCCACCGTCGCCGCCATGCGCGGCATTACCGAGGCGGCCACCGCCCAAGACCGGGACCTGTCCGCCGAAGAGCAATCGGCCTTTGACACCCACAAGACCAAGATTCACACGCTGAACGCCAGCATCGAACGCGAGCAACTGCTGGCGGTGGAAGAGGCTGGCCTGGCTGCCGCCATCCCATCAGGGCACTCCAGCAGCGCCGTCAGCGTCGCTGCGCACTCCACCATCACGGTGGAGGACAACGCAGACAAGGACACCCGCCGCGGCTTTGCCTCCTTTGGGGACTACGCCCGGGCGGTGATGGGAGCCAGTCTGGCCACGCGCAACGGCAGCGCCATGGACCGCAGGCTCGTGCCTCTGGCGGCCGCGCCCAGCACCTTCGGTGGCGAAGGCGTCGGCGCTGACGGCGGTGTGCTGGTGCCCCCGGGCTTTTCCAGCGAGATCTTCCGCCTGTCCCTGGGCGAGGATTCCTTGCTGCCCATGACCGACGACATGCAGATCGACGGCAACAGCATGACCATCCCCAAGGACGAGACCACGCCCTGGGGCACCAACGGCATCCGCGCCTACTGGCAAGGCGAAGCCGTCTCCGGCACGCCCACCAAGCCCGTCCTGGGCGCCATGAGCCTGCGGCTGAAGAAGTTGCTCGCCCTGGTGCCGGTGTCGGACGAACTGCTGTCGGACACCTCGGCGCTGAGCTCCTACCTGCCCGCCAAGGTGGCTGACTCCATTCGCTGGAAGACCAACGAGGCGATCCTGTTCGGCGCCGGTGCTGGAGTACCGCTGGGGGCGCTGTCGGGCAACGCGGTCGTCACGGTCGTGAAGGATGCAGGCCAGGCCGCCAACACCTTGAGCGCGACCAACCTCGCCAACATGATCGCCCGCCTGCCGCCGGGCTCGTTTCCGCGCGCGGTCTGGCTGATCAACAACGACGTGCTCCCGGCGCTGTTCACCCTGACGCTGGGCAACACCCCCATCTATCTGCCGGCTGGCGGACCCGTGGGCGGCATCGTGTCCTCGCCCTACGGCATGTTGCTTGGCCGCCCGGTGATGGTGAGCCAGCACGCCAAGTCCTTCTCCTCCGAAGGCGACGTGCTGCTGGTGGACTTGTCGTACTACCAGGCCATCACCAAGGCCGAAGGGGTGAGCACCGCCACCAGCATGCACCTGTTCTTTGATGCGGACGCGATGGCTTTTCGGACCACGTTCCGCATGGACGGCCAACCCAAGATCGCAACAGCGATCTCCCCGGCCAACGGCAGCAACTCGCTGTCGCCCTTCGTCAAGCTCGGCGCACGCTGAGCAGCACCCTCATCAAGGAGATTCTCATGAACGTCAACATCGCCGCCGGCGAGAAGCTGGCCATCCTGGGGCGCATCAACCCGCAGACCGTGGCGAACACCGAGGTGTTCACCGACGTGGTGGACCTGTCGCGCTTCCACCAGGCGCTGGGCATCGCACTGCTGGGCAACATGGCCGCCGAGACCATCGACTTCAAGTGCTACACCTGCGACAGCGACGGCAGCAATGCCAGCGCGCTGAAGGCGGCCACGCAACTGGCTGCCAGCGCCACGGCCAACGACAACGCGCAGGTGGCCATCAACGTGCGTGCGGAGGACCTGCAGGCCACGTCCAAGCGCTACGTCAAGTTCGGATTGGTCACGGGAGGCGCCACGGGCGGTCCGGCCGCAGCCATTGCGCTGGGTGTGGATGCCCGCTTGGACATGGCCAGCGCCGACAACTTGGCCAGCGTGAAGCAGGTCAAGTACTGACCTCAACCCCGTCCTGATCCTGAACCGTCATGGGGCTTGGCGCAAGCCAGCGCCCCTGACTTCGCTTGTCAAAGGCGATGACATGAAGCGCGTACGCATCCTTCAGAGCTACTTCGAGACTGACCAGCACGGCGTGTCCCAGGAAGTGTTTCGCGCCGGGCAGCTCTGCGAGCTCAACCCCGCGACCCAGCGCCAGATCGAGCGGCGCAATGGTGAACTCGTCGAGGAACCTGCGCCGACTGAGGTGAACAGCCCGGAACCCGCCTCGCGTGGGCGCCAGCGCAGCCGTTCGGCTGATCAGTAAGACCTCGCTCCGCCACCCGCCATGCCGCTCACCCAGACCGTCGCACCGGCCATCGAGCCCATCACCCTGGCCGAGGCCAAGCTGCAGGCGCGCGTGATCGACAGCGCGGAGGACGCCTTGCTGAGCCTGATGATCGGCTCGGCGCGCCGTTACGCTGAAGCGCACTGCGGACGATCCTTCATTACCCAGCAGTGGCGGCTGACGCTGGACAGTTTTCCCGGTCCTTGGGCCTTTGGGGCGCTGCACGGCAAGACGTTTTCGCTGCCCGGGCATGCGATCCAGGTGGAGCGCAGCCCGTTGCAGAGCGTGCAGGCCATCACCTACCGCGACATGCAAGGCGCCTGGCAGACCATGCCGTCCACGGACTATGTGGTGGACACCACCAGCCCGGTGGGACGCATCGTGCCGGTCTTTGGCGTCACCTGGCCCATCACCCAGCCGCAGATCGCCAGCGTACGCGTGGATTTCACCGCGGGTTATGGCGCGCTGGCCGCCGACGTGCCCGAGGGCATCCGGCAGTGGTTGCTCATCCGGGTGGCCGGTCTGTACGAGAACCGGGAAGAAGTCGCCGCGCAGCGCTACACCGTGCAGCCGGTGGCCTTCATCGACCGCCTGCTCGATCCCTATGTCGTGCAGTTGGCGTGACTGGCCTGACCCGAGACCAAGGAGCCCGCAATGCGAGCCGGCAGCCTGAACCGCCGCGTGGCGATCGAGGCGCGCATCAGCGGCGCCGACACCTGGGGCCAGCCAAGCACCACCTGGTCGAGCTTGCTGTCGGGTGTGCCGGCCGCCATCGAGCCGCTCACCGGGCGCGAACTGGAACTGGCGCAGTCGCTGAACTCGGAGATCACCACCCGTATCACCGTGCGTTACCACCCGCAACTGGCCAACCCGGCCGCTGTCGCAGCGCTGCGCATCGTCTACGCCAACGCCGGCGTCACCCGCTACTTCAACGTCCAGGCAGCGCGCAACCTGGACGAGCGCAACCGCGACATCGAACTGCTGGTCAGTGAAGGCCTTAACCAAGGCTGAGGCCACATTCCAGGCCAGCCCCGACCCATGACCGCCCTGATCCAAGACGTCCAAGCTCTGCTGACCACCGTGGCGCCGGCCGGGGGCGTCTGGTACGCCATCAACGGCACGCAACCCCCGGTCTACCCCTTCATCGTCTGGACCCGAGTGGTGAGCACCGCCAACGCCTGCCTGCACGGGCCCAGCAACCTGCAGAACACCCGCATCCAGGTCGACATCTACAGCCGGCGCATCAGCGAAGCCTCCGCGCTGGAGACGGCTGTGGAGGCGGCCTTTGCAGCCTGGGCGGTGCAGAACGTGCCCGTCAGCAGCGTGGACGGCTTTGAGGAAGAGGTGCGGGCCTACCGCATCACCAAGGACTACTCGGTCTGGAGTACCAACCCGTGAGCTACACCACCATCCGAATCTCCGGCCTGGCCGAGCTGAACCAGGCCCTGAGCGAACTGCCCCAGCGCCTGGCGCGCAACGTCCTGCGCGGCTCGGTCGCTGCCGGCGCTGCTGTCGTCCGCCAAGAAGCGCGCCAGCGTGCGCCGCGCTACGAAGGACAGGTGGCCGCGGGCCACCCGCCACCGGGCACCCTCAAGCGAGCGATCTACTCCGCCCAGGCCCGACGCCTGTCCAGCCTGCTGCAGCAGGTCTACCAAATCGGGGTGGTCAGCGGCAAGCGAGCGAAGAGAAGCGGGCGCAAGTCCGGTCGTGCAGCCGACGCCTACTACTGGCGCTTCGTGGAGTTCGGCACCGTCAAGATGGCTGCGCGCCCCTTCCTGCGCCCGGCTTTCGAGGCCAAGAAGCTGGACGCGATTGAGGCCATCCGCGCCTACATGGCCCAGCGCATCCCGCGCGAAGTGGCGCAACTGCCCAAGGGGCCACGCTTGTAGCCCGCTCTTTAGATCCAACAACTGTTTCCCCGCCAGACCCGCCTGCCTCATCCGAGCTGGCGGGTCTTTTCATTGAGTCCCCGGCCTGCACCGCAGCCACCCCAACCTTGGAGATCCATCCATGTCCTCAACTGCAATCAGCGCACAAGGCACCACCTTGAGCATCGGCACGGGCTCCGGCAGTGCCAAGACCATCACCGGCGTCACCGTGGGCAACCCCACCGTGCTGACGTCCTCGGCCCATGGCTTCGTCAACGGTGACGTCGTCACCCTCAGCAGCGGCTTTGCCGGCACCAACGCCGCCTCGCTGAACGGCAAGACCTTCACCGTCATCTACAAGACCACCAACACCATCGCCGTGGGCCTGGACACCACCGGCCAGACCATCACGGCCGGCACCGCCACCGCGACGCCCACCACCTTCACGCCGGTCAACAACATCAAGACCTACTCGGGCTTCGACGGCATGGCCAGCGAGCTCGACAAGACCAACCTGCAGAGCGTGGCCAAGGAATTCATGCTCGGCCTGGTGGACTTCGGCCAGTTCTCGTTCGAGTTCGACGTGGACCTGAACGACGCCGGCCAGGCTGCACTGCGCGCCCGCCAGCAAAGCAGCGCCATCGCCGATTTCCAGCTCGTGCTGCCCGGCGCCGTGGCCAACCTCACCTACGCCTGGCAGGGCTACGTCAAGAAGTTCAGCCAGACCGGGGGTGTGGACCAGATCGTCAAGGGCTCGTGCGACATCCGCATCAGCGGCCCTGTGACCTTGACCTGAGCGCAGGGAGAGCAGCATGAAGAAGACCCTCAACCGCGACCAGATCGTCGCCACCAGCGACATCAAGACCGAATTCCTGGACGTCCCCGAGTGGGGCGGCACTGTGGCGCTGCGCGAACTCACGGGCGCTGAGCGCGACGCCTTCGAGGCCCAGATGGTCAAGGTGGTCAATGGCAAGCGCGAGGCGGACATGGCCAACCTGCGCGCCAAGTTGGTAGCGGCCTGCCTGGTGGACGGCGAGACCGGCGACCGGCTGTTCGATGACAAGACGGTCCACCAACTCGGCAACAAGAGTGCGGCGGCGCTGGACCGCCTGTTCCGGGCTGCGCAACGCATGAACGGCATGGACGGTCCGGATGGTGGGGTGCAGGAGCAGCAAAAAAACTCCAGCGCCGCCCCGAGCGGCAGTTCTACCTCCGACTGAGCCTGGCCCTCGGGATCCCAGTGGGCGAGATGCTGCAGCGGATGACTTCCAGCGAACTGGCCGAGTACATGGCTTACGACCACTTCGAGCCTATTGGGGAGGCGCGTGCGGATCTGCGCGCCGGGATTCTGGCCAGCACCTTTGTCAACCACAGCGCCAGCCCGCCGCGCAGGCCCGTCAAGCCCGTGGAATTCATGCCCTTTGCCCGGGCCTGGGCCGCAAATGGCGAGGCGATCAAGCTCACCGACCCTGACGAGCACGCAAAGCTCCTGGCCAAGACGCTGTTCGGTGACCGGGTCACGCGCTGCGTGAAGGAGAACAACTGATGTCGGGCGCGCTGGGCTCCCTGGTCGTCGAAGTCGCGGCCAATGTGGCGCGGTTTCAGAGCGACATGGGGCGCATCGCCTACATCGCGCAGCAAAACGCCAACACGGTGCAGCGTGCCTTCGACGTCGTGGGCAATTCGCTGAAGGCGCTGGGCGTGGGCCTGTCGCTGGGCGTGGCCATCGACACCGTCAAGACCAAGATCGAGCAGGCCATCAAGTCCGCTGCCGACCTGGAAGACCTGGCCCAGCGCACGGGCGGCACCATCGAGGGCCTGTCCAAGCTGACCAACGTGGCGCAGGTCTCGGGCACCGGCACCGACGTCCTGGCCGCCGGCCTGCAGCGCCTGGCCAAGACCATGGTCGACGCGCAGCAGGGCAGCGAGCAGGCTGCTGCAGCCTTCACCACGCTGGGGATCTCCACCAAGGACCTGGCCTCGCAGCGCCCGGAGGATGTGTTCACCCGCGTGGCCACTGAACTGGCCAAGTACGAGGACAACGCCGCCAAGACCGCCTTGGCGCAGGAACTGCTGGGCCGGTCCGGCGCCAACCTGCTGCCTGTCTTCAACGACCTGGTCAACGTGGGCAGCCTGGCCGCGGTGACGACTGCCGAGCAAAGCGCTGCAGCCAAGGACTACGAGCTCAACTTGCTGCGGCTGCAGGTGACGGTGGACGCGGTGTTTCGCACGATTGCCCTGCAGATCGTCCCGGTGATGGGCAGCTTCGTCAAGGCGCTGGTGAGCTCAGCCAACTCCACCGACGGCCTGCGCGCCAGCGTGGACAAGCTCGCTGCCAACGGCTCGCTGCGCCAGTGGGCCGAGGCCACCGCCATGGGCGTCGCGCGCTTCATTGACGTGCTCAGCGTGGTGCCCGACATCTTCGTCATCGTGGGCAAGACCATCGGCGCGGCCGCCGCGCAGTTTGCGGGCCTGGGCAAGGTGCTCGCAGGCGTGCTGCAGATGCTGTCGGGCGACATCGCCAAGGGCGTGCAGACTGCCCAGGAAGGCCTCAAGCAGATCACCGCTGTGGGCAACCTGTGGTGGCAGGACATGCAGCAGATCTGGAACCGGCCGCTGTTTTCGGAGCGGTTCAAGCAGCAACTGGCGGCTGACGCGCAGGCGATGGCGCAGAGCATGGCTCAAGTTCCCAGCAAGAAGCCATCGCTGCCCAGCCTGCCACCGGCCGTCAAGCCGCCGCCGACAACAGTCACCGCGGACAACGGTGCCCTCAAGGCGCAGATCGACGCGCAGTTGAAGGTGCTGGACCGGCAGATCCAGCAAGAGCAGCAGCTCTACCAGATCCGCCAGCAGACGCTGCAGCGCCTGTACGGTGACGACCTGCTGTCTATCAAAGACTACTTCGCTGCCCGGCAAGCCTCCACCGAGCAGTACCGGCAGCAGACCTTGGCCTTGTACGACCAGGAAGTCGCCGACCTGCAGCAGGCCATGGCGCGCATGGCCGATGTGCGTGCCAAGGCTGAACTGGCCGGCCGGATCCAGGAGATCGACCAACGCAAGCTGCGCGTCACCAACGAAGTTGAACGCCAGACGGTGCTCGACCGCCTCGATCAGGCGCGCGCCACCCAGGCCTATGCCGACGAAGTCGAGCGCCTGAACATCCGCCTGCTGGAGTTGCAGGGCAACCTGCAGGAGGCCGCCGCGCGTCAGCGCGCCCTGGACAACCGATCTCTGCGCCAGCGCCTGACCATTGAGCAGGACCTTCCGGCCCTGGACGCGCTGAGCCGGATCGAGGAACTGCAGGGCGCCCAGATCGTGCAGGCCTACGCCGATGAGGTCGAGCGCCTGAACATCCGGCTGCTGGAGTTGCAGGGCAACTTGCAGGAAGCCGCCGCCCGGCAAAACGCCTTGCAGAACCGGGGCTTGCGGCAACGCCTGACCATCGAGCAGGACTTGCCGGCCTTGGACGCGCTGCAGCAGATCGAGAACTTGCAGACTGCCCAGGCCGCGCTGGATCAGTTCGCGGCTACGGCCGCCTTGGTCGATGAGCGACTGCGCACCGCCGAAGGTCGCATTGCGCTGGACCAGCAGACCGGCGCTACAACCGAATTGGAGTCGCTGCAGCGCCTGGGCCAGGCCCGTCAAGCGGCTGCGGCGCAGCTCGCCGAGATCGCCCGGCAGATGGACGCCGTGGCGCAGGCCAGTGGCAACCCCATCATGCTGGCCAACGTCGAGGCCTTCAAGCTTCGCATCGACGAGCTGGCCGTCTCGGCCGATACCCTGCAAGCCACTTTTCGCGGCATCTTTGTGGGCGGTTTCAGCGGTTTCCTCACCGACCTGATGCAGGGCACCAAGAGCCTGAAGGAGGCGTTCCTCGACTTCGCCCGTAGCGTCGAGCAGGCCATCACCCGTATCGTGGTGCAGAACCTGGCGCAGCAGTTGTTCGGCGCCGGGGGGCCCTTGGGTGGGCTTTCGTCGTTCTTCAGCAGCCTCTTTGGCTTCACCCCTGCAGCGTCCGGGGCTGGAGTCATCACTGGCGGATCGGGGCTCATCGTCCCGGGAATCTCGGGCATGCGTGCGGACGGCGGGCCGGTTTCAGCTAACCAGAGCTACTTGGTGGGCGAGCGCGGGCCCGAGATCTTCAAGCCCAGCCTGCCCGGCACCATCGTTTCCAACGAGCAGGTCAAGACCAGCGCCCTTGGCAGCCCGCCCTGGCGCTTGAGTCCTGCGGCGCTGGGCTTGTTGCTGGCGCCGCTGTCGGTGTTGTCGCCGGCCAGTGCCGCGACGGCGCCGGTCGCGCAGCGCGCCGTGAGTGCGGCTTCCGCCGTTGCGATGTCATCGGCTGCGCCCTTTGCTGTGGCCTTGCCACCTCGCCTAAGCCTGCCGGCCGCTGCACCCTTTGTCCAGGCTGTTGCGGCGCGGCTCCAGGTGCCCTTGCCGGCGCCCACCGCCGCAGCGCTGCCGCCAACCCTGGCTGCACCACTGCCGCCTACATTGGCCAACGCACTGGCCCATCGCTTGGCTGCAGTGGCCGCGCCTGCCGAGATGGTGGCCAGGACCGAGCAGCGCGAACTTGAGTTTCTGGACAGCAGCGCCGGTGGGTTTGCGCAGCCCGTCATGTCGGACAAGGACTTTGCGAGCCCTGCCAACACGCCGCTGGCGGCCGTGGGCATCTTCAACTTGGCGGCCAGCAGGCTGGAGATACCCGCCGAGCCCGCCACGGGTGCGCTGGGAATCGCCATGGCCCCGGCGCTGGTGGCCGGCGCCTTGCCCCAAGCCATCAGCAGCGCCATCCCCGCGCCGTTCGCCCGCTCGCTGTCGGCCGCACTGGAACTCAACATTGCCGGCTCGCTGCGGGAAGGCGGCCAAGCCTACCGCAACCAAGCCTATGTGGTCGGCGAGGCAGGGCCGGAGATCTTCGTGCCGAGCACGGCCGGCACGGTGCTGGCCAATCGGCTGGACGGTGCAGCTACGCCCAGCATCGTCATCAACAACAGCTTCGCCCCGGGCACCGACCTGCGCACCATCGATCAGGCCGCAACCCAGATTGGTCTGCGCGTACAGCGCGCACTGCGCCGGAGCACCTGATGGCTTTTATCGAGTCCCCGCGGTTTCCTGAAGGCATCTCCTACCGCTCCACGGGCGGGCCGGCCTGGAAGACGCAAGTGGTGCAGACCTCCAGCGGGCGCGAACAGCGCACCCAGACTTGGCAGGAATCGCTGCGGCGCTGGGACGCGCTCAACGGCACGCGCAGCGACGCTGATCTGGACCAACTCCAGGCTTGGTTTCTGGTGAGTGCCGGCATGGCCAACGGGTTTCGGTGGAAGGACTGGAAGGACTACAGCGCGGTTACCGCCAACAGCTCGGGCATCGTCAACAGCACGGGCCTGGGCACCGGCACGGCCAGCGGTCAGCTCTACAAGCGCTACAGCGTGGGCAGCAACACGCAGGTGCGCAAGATCGCCAAGCCCGTGGCCGGCACCGTCAAGGTCTACAAGAACGGCGTGCTGGTGCTTGCTGGCACGTCATCTGGTCAGTGCAGCGTCAACAGCACCACTGGCGTCGTCACCTTCTACGGCACCGCCCCCACGACCAGCGACAGCCTGACCTGGACGGGGGAGTTCGACGTGCCGGTGCGCTTCGATACCGACACGTTCAGCGCCTCCTACGACGACCTCAACGCCAGCAGCGTCTCGCTGCCGGTGGTCGAAATCCGCTTGTGAACAGCCCATGAGAACCATCTCCACCGCCTTGGCCAATCACCTGGCCGGCGAGGTGCTCACCGTGGCCACGCTGTGGAAGATCGTGCGCACCGACGGCCAGACCTTCGGGTTTACCGACCACGATCAGGACTTGGTGGTGTCGGGCATCAACTACGCCAGCACTGGCGGCCACACCTCCTCGGCCATCGTCTGGGCCGACGACCTGTCCACCAGCAACCAGGAAGTCACCGCTGTCTTCGACAGCTCGGCCATCAACGCCCAGGACGTGGCCGCCGGCCTGTGGGACTACGCGGCCGTCACGCTGTACCTGGTGAACTACGCCAACCTCAGCATGGGCACGCTGCCGCTGACCACTGGCGTGCTGGGCCAGGTCACGGTCAAGCGCGGCCAGTTCGTGGCCGAACTGCGCGGCCTGGCGCAACTGCTGCAGCAGGAGATTGGCAGCCTGTACAGCGCCACCTGCCGCGCCAAGCTCGGGGACAGCCGCTGTACGGTCAACCTGGCGCCCCTGACCGTCAACGCCACCGTCACCACTGCCGTCAACCAGCGGGTGTTCACCGCCGCGTCTTTGACCCAGGCCGGCCCCACCGTGACCTACGACAGCGGCAGCTACGCCATCCCCAGCAGCAGCCCGCGCACCATCACGCCCCTGGTGCCGCAGGGCGGATCCTGGGTGGCGGATGTGGCGGTGACCTTCACGCAGACGCAGGCAGCCCTAACCAAAGTTACAGGAACTCCCGGCCAAGGCCAGTACGCCGTAACTGCAGGCGTCTACTCCTTCTCAGGCTCGGACAGCGGCAAGAAGGTGGTCTTCACCTTCACCTATGCGCAGGGCTTTTTCACGTACGGCCTGGTGACTTGGCTGACAGGGGCCAATGCGGGCTACCAGATGGACGTGCGGCAGTTTTCCCCGGGCACGGTGACGCTGGCGCTGCCGATGACCTATCCCATTGCGGTGGGCGACACCTTCACCATCGTGGCCGGCTGCGACAAGACCGCCGCCACCTGCAAGAGCCGGTTCGCCAACCTGCTGAACTTTCGCGGCGAGCCCTTCATTCCCGGCACCGACGCCATCCTGCGGGTGCAGAGGTAGCCGTGGTGAGCTCAGAGCAAGTCGTCCTGCAAGCCAGGACGTGGCTGCACACGCCTTATCACCACCAGGGGCGCCTGAAGGGCGTGGGCGTGGACTGCGCGGGTTTGATCATCGGCGTGGCCCACGAACTGGGGCTCTCAAGTTTTGACATCGAGGGCTACACCGCACGCCCCAACGGGGACTCCCTGCACCAAGCCTGCCAGGCGCAGATGCAGGCCCTGACCATCGAGCAGCTCTGCCCGGGTGACGTGCTGCTGTTCCGGTTCGACGCTCACCCTGGTCATCTGGGCTTCTTGAGCGGGACTGACACGCTGCTGCACGCCTACCTGCCGCGGCGCAAGGTGGTCGAACACAGCCTGGACGCCGCCTGGTGGCGCCAAGTCGTGGGCTGCTACCGGCTGCCGGGGGTGCAGGCATGACGCAGCTTGCGATTTCCGTGGCCGGTGCCACTGTGGGCTTTGCCATGGGCGGCCCCACCGGTGCGCAGTGGGGCTGGATGGCCGGGAATGTCATCGGCGGCCTGCTGTTCCCGCCGCGCATCGAAGGGCCGCGCATGGCCGACCTGCGGGTGCAAAACAGCGCCTACGGCCAACCCATCCCCATCGCCTACGGCACGTTTCGGATGGCGGGTAACGTCATCTGGCTGGGCACGCCCGTGGAGCAGTCCTCGTCCTCGGGCAAGGGTGGCCCCAGCACCACCACCTACAGCGTGCGCGTGTCGTTTGCCGTGGGCCTGTGCGAAGGGCCGATCGTCGGCGTGCGCCGGATTTGGGCCAACGCGCAGCTCATCTACGACATGAGTGCTGGCGCCAGCGTCAGCAACGTGACGGGCAGCGCCGTGGCTGCCGAGGGCATCCGCATCTACCTCGGCTCCGCCAGCCAAGGCGCGGATCCGACCATGGAGGCCGAACTGGGCGCCGGCAACGTGCCGGCTTACCGCGGCCTGGCGTACGTCGTGTTCACCGACCTGGATCTGGCCCCGTACGGCAATGCGCTGCCGTCCCTGGCCTTTGAAGTCGTGACGACCTCGGCGCCGCTGTGGAACCACCAGGAGGTGGCCACCTGGAGCTACGACACCGCACTTGGCACCTTCTTCTCCGCGCCGTGCCTGACCGCCAGCGCCACCGAGGTCATGGCCTGGGGCTACTACTACGGCTACGAAGGCGTGCGCCTGGCCACGCTGAGCGCCTACGGCGCCAGCCCCAACGGCTTGTTGGACGGGCTGACGGTGACACCGGGCGAGTTCCCGGCACGCGGGCGCAGCGACGTGCCCGGCGCGTTTGTGCGTGGCCCCACCCACATGCGCTGGGTCGACGCGCGTGACGCCACCGTCTACGAGACCACCATTCCGCTGCTGTATTTCGGGGGCAATGGCTGCAGCTTCATCAAGTCCGGCAACCAGATCTGGGCCACCGACAACTACGGCACCTCCAACTACCCGCTGTATCGCTTCGATCTGAGCACGTCCACGCCCGTCACCTCCGCTCAGACCGGGAACTGGTCCGTCATCGGCGCCACGGCAAGCTACCTCTACGTCAGCGAGACGAGCACCGGCGCCATCAAGCGGTTCGATCCGCTGACGCTTGACTTCGTCAGCACGGTGATGACCGGCCCGTCCTCTGTGGTCGTGGGACACGTCATCGACGATGCACTGGTCTATGTGATCGCCGCAGGCGAGCTGGTCAAGCTGGACTTGATTGCCGGCACCGCCACCACCCTGGCCGACTTGCCAGGAATGCCCAACGTGCTCAGCATGACCATGCTGAACGAGAGCGCGCTGCTGTACACGACCGTCGGGCTGCAGGACATCACCCTGAAGCTGGCGCACGCAAGTCTGGAGAGTGACGGCGTCAGCCTCGCGGCTGTCGTGGCCGACATCTGCGCGCGCGCCGGCCTGCAGAACGCGCAGATCGACGTCACCGGACTCACCGACACGGTCCTGGGCTACGCCCTGACCAACCGCTCGGCCGCCAAGAGCAACCTCGCCCCGCTGCTGCAGGCCTACCTCGCGGACGCCGCCGACACCAACGCCAAGCTGAAGTTCGTCAAGCGCGGCGCAGGCCCTGCGTTGACCATCTCTGCCGACGACCTCGGGGCGGCGCATGACGCCAGCGCCGAAGAAGGTCTGAACCCATTGATTGCGGCGCGCACCCAGGAGGTGGACCTGCCGCAGGTGGTGGAGCTGACCTACATCGGTGCGCAGAACGACTACGACAACGGCACGCAGCGCGCCATCCGCGCTGTGACCTTGTCGTTGCAGAAGACCGCCCTGCAGTTGCCCGTGGTGATGCGTGACGACGAGGCGCGCGGGCGCTGCGAGCTGCTGCTGTGGAGCGCCTGGGTGTCGCGCACCACGCTGACGTTTGCGACCACCCGTGCATACCTCAAGCTCGAACCGACAGACGTCGTCACCGTGGTTGACACCGACGGCACCAGCCATACCGTGCGCCTGACCAAGTGCGAGGACGACGGCCAGGGCCAACTGCGCTGGACCGCGGTCAGCGAGGACCCGACCCTGTACTCCGAGGCGTTCTTGAGCGTGGGTGGGGCTGCGCAGGGTTTTGTGGCACCCAGCATCCCCTACGCCGGGCCCACCCGGCTGGTGGTGCTGGACGTGCCGCCGCTGCGCGACACCGACACCAGCCAGGCGCTGTACCTTGGCGTGACGGGCTACGACGCTGCCTGGCCAGGGGCGCAGGTGCAGCTTTCGCGCGACGGCGTGACGTTTGCTGCCGTCGCCACCCTGACCACGCCCGCGACTGTCGGTTTCACGGTCGGCAGCAATGCGACCCTCGGGTCTGGCAGCGGCGCGCTTGGCGGCAACATCCCCGACGAGACGAGCAGCGTCGACGTGCAGCTCATCAGCGGCTCCCTGAGCAGCACTACCTTCGACGGCCTGCTGGCCGGCATCAACGCTGCCCTGATCGGCCAGGAGCTGGTGTATTTCCGCACCGCCACTCTGGTAGCCGCCGGCACCTATCGGCTGAGCGGCTTTCTGCGGGCCCGCCAAGGCACCGAATGGGCCGCCGCCACACACGCCGCCGGTGATACCTTCGTGCTGCTCGACACCGCGCTCTATCGCCTGCCGCTGCAACTGTCAGACCTCGGTCAGACCTTGAAGCTGCTGCCCGTGACCTTGGGCCAGACGGTCAGAACCAGTGACGCCCTGAGCGTGACGGTGCAAGAGGCCTGTGTGCGCCCGCTCGCCCCCGCGCAGCTTCGGGCCAACCCAGGCTCAACGGCATCCCCGAGCGACATCACCCTGAGCTGGATCCGGCGAGCCCGCGTCAACGCCGCTTGGCTCAACGGCACCGACGTGCCGCTGGACCAGGCCAGCGAGTCCTACGAGGTCCAGGTCTTGAGCGGCAGCGTGGTGGTGCGCACGGTCACCGTCACCGCTGCGCAAGGCTGGATCTACAGCGCAGCAGCCATCAGCGCCGACGGTTTCACCAGTGGCCAGACCATTAGTTTTGCAGTGGCGCAGAACAGCGACCAAGGCGTCCTCGGCCACGCCGCCAGCACCACGATCGTGAGGTAACCCACATGTCCAACAGCACCACCTTGCTCGACACCCTCACCACCAACCAAAGCAGCAAGGAAGTCACTGCCAACGCTTTGTTCGACGCCGCCAGCCCCAGCACGCTTTGGGGCCGGCGCGCCAGCACCTGCTCCGGCCTGACCTGGGGTTTCTACGGCGGCTGGTTCAACGGCGCCATTGCCAACGGCACCATCGCCCTGAGCGCGAGTGCCACCAACTACCTGATGGCCCACGAGTCCACGGGCGCCGTCACGGTCAATACGACGGGTTTCACCGCCGGCAAGATCGCGTTGTATTCGGTGGTGACGGGTGCCACCGCCGTGACGAGCTACACCGACCAGCGCAGCTACGCACCCACGGCGCTCTTGGCCGCTGGCAGCCAGCCCTATGACCTGTTGATGTTCCTCCCAGGCACGCCTGCCGGCAGCCAGGTCATGGGCCGCGTCGTCGTCCCCCGGGCGGTCACCTTGCCAAGCGGCTTGGTCGGCTCCTACGGCTCTGCCATCACTGCTGCCACCGGAACTGCAGCGCTCACGCTGGCCAAGAACGGGGCGTCCATCGGGTCGGTGAACTTCGCGGCCGGGGCGGCTGCGGCCACCTTCACCTTTGCCAGCGCCGTGGCCTTCGTTGCGGGCGATCTGCTGACTGTGACCAATCAAGCCACCGCCGACGCCACCTTGGCCAATGTGTCGCTGAGCCTGGTTGGCACCCGATAACTCACACCGCAGGAACATCCCATGACACTCAGGTTTTGTGACGGCTTTGACAGCTACGCCAGCACCGCACAACTCACCTCCAAATGGACCACTGCGTACAACGTGGCCTTTGGGGCAAGCACTGGTCGTTACGGCGGTGGCGCCGTTTCCAACTCCGGCAGTGCGTACACCATGCAGTTGAACAAGGTGGTCTCCATTCCATCTGGGGCCAAGGTTCGCGTCGGACTTCACATCAAGTACACCGCCAACGCCTATGCCAACGGGCTGAACTCGTCTAACTATGTGGTCGGAATCAACGGCTCGGCCGCACTGATGCTGAACACCGTTGGTCAGCTGCTGGTGACGGCGCTTGGCACCACGACGATTCGCATCACGTCGACGGCCGTTGTCAACGACGGCAACTTTCACTGGGTCGAGCTGGAGTACTGGCTCAATGGTGCCACCCTCAGCACGGCGCAGCTGTGGATCGACGGCGTGTCTCAAGGCAGCTACACCGGCAGCTTGGCCACTGCGGCCGCCATCGCCTCTGTCAACTTTGGTTTGGGTTATGTGTTCAGCAGCTACACCGGCTGGATTGATGACGTGGTGGTGTGGGACGACCAGGGCAGCAATTTCAACACCTTCCCGCTCGGGCCCAGGCGCATCACGACTTTGCTGCCGAACGCCGATGGCGACCTGGCGCAGTTCACACCCAAGACCGGTACGCTGCACTACCCCATGGTCAACGGTGGTTACAGCTCGACCAACTACGTCAGCGACTCCGGCACCGGCAACGTGGATCTGTACATGTTTCCCGCCTTGCCCTATTCGCCAACCAGCCTCAACGCGGTCGTGGCCAACTACTTTGGGCAAAACACTGGCACTGGCACAACCAGCCTGATTCCCAAGCTCAAGACCTCCGGAACTACCGTGTCAGGCGCCACCTCAACGCTGGCCGTGGGCAACAACACGCTGATTCAGGCCGCGTTCAGCACCGACGCCAGTGGTGCGGCGTGGACCACCCCTTCGGTCAACACGATGCAGATCGGCATGGGGAACTGAGATGACGGTCCAGTACTCGTACGTCTTCGGTGAAGTACTGGGCCCGTTGTCGGAGACGGCGGCAACGGCTCGCGTGACCTATTTGACCGCCGAGGTGATCGGGCCGGTCAATGCCAGTCTGCCCACTGCCACCACATCAAGACTGTTCGTGGAGGTGATCCATGACGTCACCGCGTTGGCGCCCACAGCCACCGTGCCCGTCCTCATCGCCTGCACATAGCCTCGTCATCGTCACTTCACCAGCGTCACTTCACCAAGCCCGCCCTGGCAGCCGCCGCGGCGGGCTTTGTTCATCTTTGGAGCCTACCCATGTCAGAGCAGATCGATTCAGTCCCAGACCGGCGGCGCGAGAACCTGTTGTCCTTGCGGCCGGAAGACCTCAATGAGCTGCTCACAAACGCCGCCGAGCGCGGTGCCGAACGGGCGCTTGCCAGCCTCGGCCTGGAGAACGGCCACGCCGCGGCCGACATCCGGGATCTGCGCGGGCTGATCGAGTCTTGGCGCGAGGCCCGCAAGACCGCCTGGCAAACCGTGATCCGCACTGTTACCACCGCGGTGCTGGCACTCTTGCTGGTGGGCGCTGCCATCAAGCTCAAGCTGATGGGAGGGCCGCAATGACCTTCGACGAATGCTTCGCGGCGCTGCTGCAGCACGAGGGCGAGTACGTGAACCACCCGGATGACCCGGGTGGCAAGACGCGATACGGGGTTACGCAGGCCGTGGCCAGGGCGGCTGGCTTCCAGGGCGACATGCGCGAGCTGCCGCTGGACCTTGCGCGGCGGATCTACCGCGAGCGGTTCTGGGATGCCGTGCAGGCCGATGAGCTGCCGGCCGAGGTGCGCTACCTGGTCTTCGACGCGGCAGCAGCCTCGGGGGTGCGGCAGTCGACCCTCTGGCTGCAGCGGGCGCTGAAGGTGGCCGACGACGGGGTGCTTGGCCCCAAGACCCTGGCGGCCGCTCAAGCTGCGGACCCGCAGGTTCTCAAGGCGCGGCTGCTGGCGCAGCGGCTGCGGTTCATGGCGGGACTGGCCAACTGGCCCGCTTTCTCGCGCGGCTGGAGCCGGCGCATGGCCGACCTGATGGAGGCGTAGATGGCCATCACCCCTTTAGATCCTGTTACCGCACTGCTCGATGTCGGCGGCAAGGTGATCGACCGGCTGTGGCCGGACCCGCTGCAGGCCGCCCATGCCAAGCTGGAGCTCATCAAACTGCAGCAGTCGGGTGACTTGGCTCAGATCGCCGGGCAGTTGGAGATCAACAAGGCCGAGGCGGCGAGCCCAAACCCCTTCACCTCAGGCTGGCGGCCGTTCATTGGCTGGACGTGTGGGGCGGGGTTTGCGGTGCAGTTCGTGGTCGGGCCGGTCGGGGAGTGGGTGTGCGCGCTGGCTGGCCATCCGGTCAAGTTCCCGCAGATGGACCTGGGGACGATGATGCCGCTGCTGTTCGGGATGCTGGGGCTGGGTGCGTATAGGACGGCGGAGAAGGTGAGAGGGGTGGCGCGGTGACTTGCATAGGGTCAGACACCTCGGAACGAAGACGGCTGTGCTGGTAACCTTCACGAATGGCGACACCTGAGCAGATCATCCAGCGTCAACTTGATGCATATAACGCCAAGGACGTTCGAGCGTGGCTCGCGTCCTACCACCCGGACGCTGAGCACTTTGAACTCCATGGCAGTCTTCTCGCCCGCGGGCACTCCGACCTGCAGAAACGCATTCAGGTTCGATTTTCCGAACCGGACTTGCATGCCTGCTTGCTCGGCCGTAGCGTCATGGGCAACATCGTGGTGGATCACGAACGCATCAGGCGTAATTTCCCCGAAGGCCGTGGGCACATCGAGATGATCTGCATCTACGAGGTCGCGGATGAAGTCATCGTTAAGGCAACTTTCGCCCTTGGAAAGCCAATGCTGGAGCGATGTACTTAA